ACGGCGATGGCAATCATACGATTACCAAGTTTCAATAGTGCAGTCCTAAGACGGAGCGGGACGACCGTATCGGCAATTGCCGGTACGCTTGCCCCTCTGCACAAGCTGGAATCTAGATCTGGTTTCAGCTCGATCTTCGCTCGCAAGTATAAGTTGCGAGTCGGAGACATCAAACCCCACGACCGGAAACGGTTGGCGCAGACATTGAACGCAGTTAGAGCCGCGTTCATTCTCGTTTGGCCCAAGTGCCAATATGGACTTGATGCCAATAAGGCCAACCTCGACGCCCTGTCCGGGTATACAGCGCTATGCGACTGGATACTTCGAACATGGGAGTCCCGCGGAGAGAAATATGTTGCCCAGCGGCTTAAGTCGCTGTGTGACAATCTCAGATTCTCCGCGGTTCCGGCTGGTGAGCAGCTTGGCGAGCCGCCGAAGCACATGGATGGCGTCCCATGGACGCTAAACGGTGCCTTCGACCCGACGTGGCTCTTCCGCGGTTCAATCCGCCGGAAGGCGTGGTCGGCCAGGGCGCACCTGCGATTCTCGCGCGCATCGCGCGCGTTTCCCGCAGGCAGCCAATGGAGCTCTGACTCGGCACTGGAAAAGCATCGCATAGCGATGACATCCAGCCCCGTCACTCCGGTCAGCATAGCTGACCTTACGCGACGGATTGTGGCCACCGTGGTTGGCAAAAGCCTGTCCACTGATGGTGTCGTGTCACTATCCCTTTCGTCCAGTGCCTCATATGAGTCACCCGTGAGGAAAGGAGGAGCCGCTGCTCACGTCCGAGAACAACTCTGGTCTCGACATGCTGAGGTCGCGTACTCGGTATTACCGGGGACGGAACTCGATGACGAACCCGAGCTGTATCTCGGTGTCGTGGAGGGACTTCCACACGAGGTTCCACGTTGGAGCCGTCTCACCCGCAAATCTGCGGCGGAGTGCTCCTTCGGTGGTACGGTTGCTCGAGTTATACCCGAGCACCGCATTGTCGCCATTCCCGATCGGGGTGGCTTCAAGACTCGTGTCATCAGTGCTGGTCCAGCCTGCTTGCAGCTGCTGGCGCATGATGTACGGAAGTTGTTGTACCACCGCGTCCTTCCGAAGACTCCCACTATGTGGGCGCTTCGTAACGACGGCGTTAAGGCGTGGTTGCGGCAATTGCTGCTACCACCGGCTGGTCAACGGTCGTTCCTTGGCGACTGGGTTGCTCTATCGAGCGACCTCAGCGCAGCCACGGATCGATTCCCTCATGACATTGTTGAGGCGGTGAACGACTCTATGGAGGCCAATGGCATCCATGAGAACTTCCGAACTCAGTGGATCGCTTGGCGATCCCTGTCCGGTCCGCAGGTGATTCACTATGGTGAATCAGATGTGGTCACCACCTCATGTGGGAATTTGATGGGAACCGCGCCCTCGTGGTTCCACCTCAATATGATTAACCTATCGGCTATTCGTATTGCGTGGGCCACATGGAGTGTGAATTCACTCCGGGAGCGGTTCCCCGAGCTGATGGCCGCGGCACCGATTAATTCGGTACTAACGGCGGATCTAGAGCGGAGGGCGCTGACGTCGTTCTCGGAACTGCGAAATCCATTCGCATTCCCTCGACTTGACCGTAAGTTGCATGAACTTACCTGTATAGTCGGTGACGACCTCTGCGCGGCCTGTCCCTTCGGAGTTGCCGTTCTGTACGAAGTGATACTTCGTAACATGAACGCAGAGCTCTCACCGGGCAAGCACTATGTGCAAGCCTGGGCTGATGGAAACCTGCTCCTCGTTGCCGAGGAGTTTGCCATCATCGAGGGAGACAGGTCAGTTCCCGTGATCGCTGAACATTTGCGTGGCATTATATCCATCGCAGAAAGTCGCGATCTCATGAATCCTCAGCGGCCGGAGGTATGGAGCCAAGTTGGCTCCGTACTCTCCTCCACTTTGGAAACATGCCGTCCGACCCTATATAAGCCATTGTGCAGCATAGCGCACGATCACTTATCGGATCTTCGGCGGGCACTCCTCCGGGCGGGGCTTCCGGTCTATCTACCGATTTCGGTAGGTGGACTCGGATGGCCGCATCCGAGAGGCATGGCGTATGCCATGGATCGCACTGCGATCCATTGCCTACACTATTACTCCCGGATTCGCGGGCTGCGGGCTGATCCTGTGCAGTTTGCCATTGCAATTGCGCGGACACGTGCCTGTTGGATGCCTGCTGGTCAAGCCAGCAGTTACTCCCAGCTCGCGACACTGTTTAGGGGTTACGCCTCCCATTGGAGGTATTCCCGCAACAGTGACGGCAGCCTCGCTGCTCTCACACCGGATGGGGGTGAGATCGGCCTCTGCAATGCAGAGGAAGATGTCCCCTCTATCGCGCTTGAACGTGTTATAGACACGTTCTGCTCGACCGGTGTCGCGGTTCGGTACCTCAGTGACCTTGAGTCGTTGGATAACGGCTCATCTGAGGCTCTCTTCCGCGGTATCCAGGCCGCTAAACGTCGCTATGCGCGTTTGACCGACCTGGTTCGAGAGCGACGCAGTGGACATGTGCCACCGCGATTGCCACGCTCCAGCTACGTGGACTTCGTCCGTTCCGACGAGGAACTCCTGTCTTCCCTGCATGTCCGCTTGGACACTCCAGGGTTGGCGGATCTTGTTCCAAGCCTGTTCGGACCGGATGCTCCGGGTGCGCAGATGTCTGCGCAGCCAGACCATCCTGGTGAAAGTGGGCCATTGGACACATTGTATCTAATGGTTCCCACCGCCTAAGTGGCCGGTCA